TTCACGGTAGGACGCCCAGCCCTTGAGCGTGCTGACTGCTACTCCTAGTTCGTCGGCTGTCCGTTGGGCGTTGCGGTTGTTCCGTTCGTAAACGGGGCGCAGTTGGTCGGCTGAGAGCACACGGAGTCCTCCGATAGTTTCGCCAGTAGTTCGGTCATTTCGTCGGGGATTGGTTCGAACAGCGGCTCGCTGTAGAGCTCGCGAAGTGTCTTCACTGGAGCAGCATCCTGCCGAGCGCGACCGCCGCAGCGCCTACAGGCGTTCCGACCAGCGCCCAGGCAAGCCGTCCGCCAAGCGCCAAGCCCCGGCGTTCCCCGCCTCGCTCCGCCTCGCGTTTCTCGATTCCGCTGATGCGCTCGCCATGGGAATTGAGCCGCCCGTCGATCGCTGAAAATCGCTGGTCGTGCTGATCGTGGCGGAGATTGGAGAGGTCTAGCTTCCCCTCCATCCGGGTCAGCTTGACGAGAACGCTTTCGTTTTCGTCGCTCATTGATCCACCCTGATACGCATGGGTTACTCCTCGCTCTTTCGCTTGTGCGACTTGCGCCAGACGCCGCATAGGGCGTAACATTGGAGGGATGCTGTTGAAGGCCGTTATCGCCTATGCTGGGTTCCTCGCGATTGGCGGCTTTGTCATGATTGCGGATGACCGGCTGAAGTTCGAACCACGGCGACTGTTGGCGATCGCGATAATCCCGGCGATAATGGGCGCGGTCCTGATAACCCTGCTTCCCTAGAAGCCGGTTTGCGCCCAATAGGAGACCGTCAGCACCGGAATGTCCGTCGCGTGCCCCAGCCACACAGCCGGGCCAATCCGATCCGGCGCGGTCGTTAGATAGGTAGTCTGAGAAATCGATTGGAGGGCCTTGAAGTTTTTCCCATCGCCGCTTCGGTAGAAATTCAAGGTCGTTCCCACCCGAGAAATCTTTAGCCAGGCATCGAAGACAGCGGGCCCGAAGACGAACTTGGCATCGCTGGTATAGGTGCCTCCGATCGTCTGGCGCCTGATTTGGTGATTGGTCTCGGCCTCGAACAAAAGCATGCAGTGCGCTTTGCCCGTGGCGCTTTCGTAAAGGATCAGGCCTCCGGCTTGGTTGTTGTTTGGGAGCGACGTGAGTTGAACCCTGGTGGTCACGCTGAAATCTGTGCCCACCGCTGGAAGTGACTTATAGCCGCCCCTGATGATCGCCGAGGCGCTGGCAGAGCCGGTTGTGACCACCAAGCCGACATCAGTGTCGTCTGTAAGCGTGGCGCTGTTGCCGTCGCCGCTGAAGAGAGTGAAGTCTGAGGCATGCGGGGGACTGAATCCGAAGGGCGCGCCGATATACGTTTTGATAGCCGAGGCTGCTACGCGGCGTGAGTTGCCGGACCCGTTCTCAATCTCAAATAGGTCCGTTGCCGAAACCGTGCTCGACGATGTGAGGTCGCTGATCTTCTTGTCGGCCACTTACAAGGTCTCCTGGGTTTTGCGGCGGTTTCCTGCTTCGTCGCCCGCAAGGACACGTTGGTCTGTTCCGCTTTGCATGTCGCCGGCGGGCTTGCGGATGTTGGTGACGATCGACCCGCTAGGAGGCTGCTGGAGCAGGGTTGAGATCGGGAAAGGGATCACGAGAATGCTTTGGCTAGGTTGCAAAGGATGCGGCCTGATGCCGTGACCACGTAGGAGATGCAGTCGATCGCCCCAGCCGTGGTTGAGAGCGTCGGAGAGCCGCCAGGGAACTTCCAATTACTACCGTACGCCATCGTCCTGGAGCCGGTGCCGTCCTGTGTAATCTCGATGATGCCGGATTGCCCGACCTTGAAGTTGGACGGATTGGCGAGGGTGGCGTTGTGAGCCAGCGTCAACGAGAAGTTGAAGCCATTATTGCCGTCAGGAGTAACGGTCGTTCCGCTAGTCAGCGCTTGTGGCGCCGCCGCCGCGTATATCTTGGCCGGTGAGACGTATGTGGAAGTTGAACTCCCAGCCCATATTTGCGAGCTGGTGGCCTCAGCGGCGCCAGCGCTCACCGCGCCCCAAGCTGAACCGTCGTATTCATAAACCAGGTTCTCGTCCTGGAGGTAGCACCGCGTACCCTCGATCGGCGTGACGAATGCCCATGCGGTATTCAGGTAGAAGGCGAGCTTCTTCGCCTTCCCCGCCCAAGCGCCAGTCGGACTCGCCGCCACAATGTAGCAATCGCCATCGGCCGGAGAGCCGGGAGGCGCGGTGAGATCCTTGTCCTTTGCGATGAAGTAGGACGCGCCCTGTTCTAGATAACGGTTCTCTTCGTTGACGGTTGTTTCGGGCACGGCTTGGCCGGCCGCAAGCTCGGTAAATCCGAGCCTCGGTGATGCGGTCATTAAGCGTCCTTTTAGGCTGCTAGGGCGAAGCCGCGACCGGCAGTGTCGCTCATCTGATAGACGTTGAACGTCGGTAGGGCCGGGAGAGTGATCCCGTCCGCCGTCGCCATCGCCGAGGTATAAGTGAACGTGTTGGTGTCGCTTACCGTGATCGTCCGCTTGAGCGTGGAGCCGTTGTAAACGTCCACCTCATACTCTTCCGAGTTTTCCGAAAGCGGAATGGTCGAGCCGCCGTTCCACGCGCCACCAACCCGAGTCCGGCGAGTGATCGTGCATTGCAGGTCGGTTCCGTCATAATACATCTTCAAACTCGCCGGGGCGTAGGGCTTCAGCGTGTTTCCGTCGTAAGTCAGGTCAATGGTCGTTGCACCGTCAACGTTGCGGCCGGGTGATTGGGCTTTGAACGACATATCGTTGCCGATTTCGTCGGTACCGATTTCGGTCGGTATTGCGGCGGAGAGGACAAGGAACTGATCCCCATCGGCATGATTGCCGACATTGCCCTCTGTCCCCCGGCGTCCGCGCTTGAGGCCGGACAGCGTATAGACATTCGCCTCACCCGCCGTTCCCGTCAGGGTGGCGGTGGTGAACTGGATATATTCCCAGCGATCATCGTCACCCAGGGCGCAAAGGTTGAGCATCGTGTCCGCGTCAATCTCGGCTTCAGTGGCGTTGGTGAGGGTCCCGTAAACCTGGACCTCGACCGTATTCCCGCGATCCCACAGGTTGGGATTGGCCGATGCAAGAGCCTCGGTCGCAATCCCCCAGGTCGCATCGCCAGTGGACTCTACGTAGCCGTAAAGGTCGTCATAGGTGCCGTCATCACCGCGATAGATCGCAGCCCCCGCCCAGCTCGCCGTGTAGCCGCCGGCCGCGTAGTATAGGATCGGGTTCACGTCATTGTCCGCATCCTGAATTAGCGGGGCATCCAGGATGAAGCCCTTGGTCGGCCCCGGAATGTAGATGGTCTCGGGGTCGCGCCCGTCCATCGTCGCTCCGGCCCGGCCATTGAGCAGCGATAGCGTGATTTCGTCCCTGACCCACTCGCATTCCAGCGCGTTGGGCGTGATTGTCAATTTGTCGAGGCGGACGTTGCGCGTAACCCCGTCGAGGTCCAGCGTCTTAACGTCACCCGGCTCTAGCGCCAAGGCTTGATGAGTCAGGGCGTTCTTCGGGCGCTCGCGGCTGTTCCACAGGCGGCGCAGCATTCGGTCGCCCTTTTGTTGGGCGCCGTCTGGCGTATCGACGTAAGTCGAGAGGTCGATTGTCTCCTCGCGGCGCGAATCTGCTGCTAATTGCGGACGCTGCGAAATTGCCGTGTTGGTCTGTTGGTCCTTGCCCTCGTCCGCGAAGTTGAACGTCAGCCTTAGCGGAATGTCGGTGTCCTGTTGGACCATGACCGAATAGCGATCGGGATTCCTGACAAAGTCGTCTGTGAGCAAGGTTCCTGACGAAGCGGACCCGCGATTCAGGAATTGGACGCTGAAGTCGTGCGGCCTTGCATCCACATCATGTATATCCAGGAGCGGAGCGAGCATGTCCTTGCCCGAACCCTGCGTCACCGAATAGCCGATGACTGTCTGTGTTAGGGCCGACGAATCCTGACCGCTTAGCCCGCACCAGTCCGATACATCGTCAACCACATCACGAAGCTGGACGCCGCTTGAGTCGATGCGATCTAGATAGCGCCACGTTACTTCGTTAGTGCCAAATTCGTGTGTAACCAGGGCATGATTTACGATGTCGTAAGAGCCCCCGGTCATCGACTGGGTTACCCAGTCCAACGGATTGACGGTGCGGATGATTTCCAAGGTCTGCGTATTGATCTCAGTGAAACCAATCCACATCGTCACCGCGCCCGGCATCACAGCATTAAAGGCGGGGCCGACGTATGCCTGAGGAACGCTCATCGCTACCGGCCCAGCCAAAACAGTGGCCGGGTCCTCGGCGTCGAGCAGATAAATATTATCGGCCTGCCAAATGAGAATCCCGCCATTCCCGTTGTACATTCCGAACGCGGGCCCGCCGGCAGTCGCAACGGAACCAATGGGTGCAAATTGATTGGGAATCAGCCGAGCGACAGTGAGATTGTCTTCGGAGATTGCATCGACGCCGCAAGCCCAAACAGACGCTCCCGGCGGCCCTTCAAAAAAGTAAGTCGGCGCGAAGCTCGTTGTAATCGGCGTAACGGTCGCATTTCCGTAAAGGCCGTAATATGTATCGTTAGTAGTGGCCGGATAAAGCAGGAGACTTCCTGCCACATACCGAAGGCCGGTTCCATAGGTGCCGAAGCCGAGCGGGGTTAGATTGGCTGCGCCGCCGCCGTCCGCAGCATATCCCCACAAATACTCAGTGACACCGCCGGTCTTTGAAAAAACATGCCCCGGCCCCGCTGCGATCCCATCGGTGGGCGCGATCGACTTTGCGGCGATGACCGTCCTGGTCGGCACATCCCATACGTAAAGGACATTGCCGTCCTCTTGGTACATAAGCGTGCGATCAGGACTGAATACACCATTGATTCCTGAGCCCCCACCACCCTTGATTTCATAGGGAAAGTTATTGGTTTCGTTGTGGATCGCCTCGACCGAAATCTGGGGGATGCGATTCCCAAACTTCTCCAGTGGCACTTCTTCGAATACGATATACGCCGACCCGGTATAGGCCGGGCACGTTCCCGCCCCGTAGCGGTCTTCGCACCAATCCTCGATGCGGGGATCGGGCGTCGTCTGCGTGCCGTCATAGACGCGGTAATTCTTGCCGGGCTGAAGCTTGACGCCATCACGGTTCCCGAACAGCGCCCCAATCGAAATCGGTCCGACCGAAGTCAGGTCGTAAACGAGGTGCTTATCCAACCAGATGCGGGAGACTGAATCTATCTCGTGATCGCAAATCAGGACGGCCCAAGTCCCGTAATACTTATACTCCTGGAACTTGCCGCCCTTGGTCTTCGATGTGACCTTTTTCTCGCGAAGATGCTCCGCCCAGATGATCTGCGGCTGAATGCGGCGCTTGCCCCAGAAGCGGGGGATTGGCGTTCCGTAGTCCGCCAGCGCAACCGAAAGGTCATCAAGGCGCGGGCCCTTGATCTTCCGCGACATGGCGAGGGCCGTTTGAGCCGCCATCAACGCCACGGTCACGACCAGCTTGGGGATCATTTCCATCTCCAAACTGAGTCGAGGGGGAACTTGTGAAACAGGACACAAAGGGGCCGGCAGCGGACGCCGCTACTGGGAAGAGCGCTCCATGCCCGATCGTCCCCGGCGTAGATCGCAATATGCCCCGGCTTGCCGTCCCAGTTGCACAGCAGAATATCGCCGGGCTTCAGCTTTTTCACTTGGCGAAAGAGCTTGGCAAGGCCTTCCCGCAAGCGATCTGCGGGAACGCCGTCCCGCTTCGTCAGGCTGTAATCCAGCGCCAGCGCATATTCGCTATCCGCCTCAGGAAAGCCGAGCTGTTCGGCCACGCCCCACAGCAGCCCCTTGCAATCACAGCCAGCCCCCTTGGCCTTGGCGTGCGGATGGAACGGCGTTCCATCCCAACCCTGCAATGCCTCCGCGACCAAATCGCCTCTAGCCATTGCCCTGTCCTGGGAAGGCGGTCTTGAGAACCTGATCCGACCCCGGAACTTCGGGATAGCCGCCGAACTGGACTACGTTGTTATAGGTCTTGCACGTCGGCACACCGACAACCGAGGACAGCCGCAGCTTCGAGCAGCCGTTGCGAACGGTGAACGTGTCGCCAATCGCAGGCTCTTCGGCCAACGGTGAGAACAGGACAATCGCCCCCAGCGAAGTCCAGTCCTCGATTTCGACCGTTGTTCCGGCATTCACCCCGGTCAGGCCGATAACCGTTCCCATGTTGAAGAAGTCGTCAGCATAGGAGCCGGAGAACGAAACGATGAAGTGCATCGCATCGTTGACCGCCGTGACCGTCCCCGTAATCTCCGTGGCCGTCGCGGTGCAATTCACCCCGTCAGCGAAGTCTTTCCAGCATTGGTTCGTAATGACCCGCCCAACCGTCTGATTGTAGCGGTCGATGTCCGATCGGATTTCGAGCGTGAACTTGCCGCCCTCGATCCGCGCCTCGCGAACGTCGCCGGCCATGAGCTTGATCGCACCAGCCGACAGATCGCGCCAGTTGACCTGGAACAGGCGGGCGCGGGCGTTATTGAACTTGCCACCCAGCAGTCCAGCTATTGTGAAGTCGTCGTTGACCGGGCCGGTGACTTCGTAATTATCCGCGTCCAGCCCGCACGACAGCGCGACGTTAGAGGTGAAAATGCCCGTGTCTGACTGATATGTTTTCGCGCCATCGCCGATGTCGAATACGAGGTCGCTGTCGTGGTCGGTGATGCCGACGCTCGTCCCGTCCGCAAGGTCGAGCAGGAGCATGTTGCAGCGGGTGTGCGAGCGTCCGGCGAGGTGAGAAGTTAGGCTGGCGGATAGCGTCCGGGCCATTCACTTCTCCTCGAAAGTATGCTACTCAGCGGCTATGACTGATCGCGGAACAAGCTATATCGTTTACGATGATGTGCCGCTGGAGCGGTTCGAGAACTTCACCCTCCCGCCGATGCCGGCAAAGGATGTCGTCCTGCTGCTCGCTGGCATTTCGCCTTGGGACTATTCGCGGATTGATCTGCCGCCCGATGTGGCAGCCGAAGTGCGGAAACTGCTCGTTGATGGCATGATGCCTGAGAACCCGAAGGCTGAGAGGGCGGAAATCGAGGCATTTGTGGATGGCGCGGTTGCCGATGTCCGCGCCACCATCACTCCCCCAGCACCTCTTTCAGCGTGAACGTGTCGATGTGCCGCAAATGCGCCGCAGGGGCGGTGATTTGTAGCGGGCTGTCGAAGCGAACCTTGACCAACTCCCCAGCGATGAAATCGTAGAACTGGAAAGTGTCCAGCCCCCGGTTCGTGTCGGCCCACATGCGAGTGACGGAATCGTAATTGGTCGTATCGCCGGCCGTAATCCCTAGTGCCGAATTGCCCACATTGGTCGTGGCAATGGAGATTTCCCAGCGCCGCGCCTCGTTCGAAGCGCGCAGGTTGCGAACCTCTTTCCCGCCGTCCGTGGTGACGATTTCCAGCGAGTCCTGATTGTGAACCCTAACCGCGCCGATTTCGATGTTCCGGGTGAGCTGCGTGGCGAGGTGCATCAGAAGCCCTTTGCCCTTGCTCGCGCCTGCTCCGAGGCCCATCCGGCGTAGAGCTGCGAACCGGTCTTGCGGGCCTCCGCCGCGCTCATCGGGGCGTTTACGTTGATCGTGACCGGCGCATCGCCGCGCATCCCATTGTCATTGCCAACGCTGATGCGCTCGCCGTGTGAGACGCGGGCGATCGGCAGGCCGTTGAGCGAGAGCATGTTGCGGTCAACGCCACGATTGCCCATGATGCTGAACGAGCCGCCCGTGGCAAAACCTGGCGTTCCACCGCCAAACAGCGTCGGGTAGGCCGCGTCTACCCCGCCAGCGGAGCCGAACACGCCAAGGCCGCTACTGCCCAACGAACCGCCACCCCCGCCGATGCTTCCTGCCGCGCTACCGATCAGGCTGAACAGCATCTTCTGAAGCTGGAGTTTGATTAGTTGGGAAACTATGTCCTGGATTGCCTGAAGCGCGATGTCGCGCATGGCCTTCCACCCTTCCCCGACGTGGGAAAGAGCGTCAACCAAGCCGTTGAGACCCTGAACCTCAAGGTTCTGGAGGGCTTCGTTCATTTGGGCGGCAGTATGCGGAATGCTGCTGAGGTAGCTTTCCAGCGGCCCCGCCGTCTGCTGCATCACGCCCTGTCGGTCGAGTGAGTAATTTTTCTTCAGGTCAGCAAGGTCGCGGCGGGCGTTCTCCATTTCCTTGAAGTCATTTGATGTTTCAAGGATGTGCTGAAGGGCCTGCTCTTTCTCCTGGTATGCAAGCCTGAGAAGATCCAGCTCAATCTGCCTGCGCTCGGCCTGCGTTGTTGCCAGGTCGGCCTGCTTTTCCAGCAGCGTCCGCTTGCGCTCAAAGTCGGCTTGATCGAGGGCGGCATAGTCCTCCGCTCGCCGCGTCTCTTCGTCCTGCAGAACCTTCTGGCGTTTCAGCCCATCCGCCTGATCATAGAGCGCAAGCAGTTTGTCGGCCTGGGCCTTGCTGATGCCGTCCTGCCCCTTGGAAACCTCAAACTGCTTGACCTTGTAATCCAGCTCAGCCTGATACTGCTGACGCTGAAGGTCTAGAATTTGGATTTGGAGATTGTCTTGATCGACGTAATCGGTCGCGAGGTCTTTCCGGGCCTCAAGGATGTCCTGCTGGGCGCGAAGCTCGTCCTGAGAGAAATCGTAAGCCTTCTGAAGCGCTTCGAGTTGCTTGCGCTGCAATTCCTCGGCGCTGTGGTCCTTCTTGTGCGAACCTTCGGGGGCAAGGAAATTGCCCACATCAGTCTTGCCGCGAAACTTGAGCGGGGTATCAGAAAGCTTGACCGTGTAAGATTGCGCGCCGCCCGAACCACGGGCCAGTGAAGCGGCCCCGCTGATTAGCGGATTGACCGCCACCGCTCCGGCAATGGTCTTCGCCCAGTTCGGCGCCCGCGAAGCCATCTGACTAACCGCGCCCATAAGCGTCAGAATGTCGCTTGCCAGATTCGCGATCGAGCTGGCGAAATTGTAAATAGCACTGGCATTATCGGCAACGACGCCGGCGATCTTGGCTTTCAGGACGGTCTCAAGGGCCTCGATCTTGTCGGCCGTTTTGTCGGCATTCTGGATTTGCTCGTCAGAAAGGACGATGCCGAGCTTCTCTGCGGCGGCGGAGAGGTCGTTAAGACTCCCCTCGGCCCCTGACAGAAGGTTGTCGAGCTTGGCGCCCGCCTTACCGAACAGTGCCACCTCAACTGCGGCGCGCTTCGACCGATCTTCGACCGTCTGAAGTTTCTCCGCGATTAGGCGGAACACCTCGCCGGCATCCTTGCCCTTGAGATCATCAACGCTGATCCCGATGGCATTGAACGCCTTGACCTGCTCCCGCGCGCCGAGCTGGGCCTTGCCCATGCTAATCGTCAGTTTCTGAAGGCCCGCCTCCAGCGTCTCCTGCGAAACTCCGACTTGACCCGCCGCGTAGCTGAACTCCTGGAGGTCTTTGGTCGTAACCCCCAGAGTCTCGGCAAGCTCGCCGAGTGAGGCCGCATACTCCAGTGCCGCCTTCCCCGCAGCGAGAACGGCCCCAGCGGTGATGCCAGCCGCCAGCCCGGCAAGGCTGGACTTGATCGACGCGCCAACACTGCCGAACCGTGTGCGGATATAGCCTGCGGTGCGATCGGCCGTCTTGCGAGACTTTGCCGCCCCCTGTTCGAAGTTGGCGGTGTCCAGCCCAAGAGATACGCGAAGGGCGCCGATCAGACTGCTCATCGGGCCTCCTAGTTTATCTCTCGGATGGACAGGGGCGCCCCACCGGCCTGCATTTGCATCAGTGCCGCGAACATGGCCTCTGGCGTCTGCGCCTTATATTTCGGCTTCACGACGAGGTAATCGGCCAGGCCTTTGAGTCGCTTGGTCCGGTCAAACGCCACCGCGTGCCACGCTTGCGTAATGGCTAGGTCGAACTCTCGCTTCTGGCGGCGTGCAGCGCCTTCCATAACCGCGACAAATGACTTGGGCGTCTGTTTCCAGAAGCCATCTGGATCAAACCCAGCCGTCACCCACTCGATCAGGAAGCCTTTGATGCTCCACGCCGCCTTGGAGGGTTTTTGCCCTTCGCTTCCGGCTCTACGCTAAAGGCTCGCATCAGCAGGGAGCTCATCGCCAGGCCAACCGCAGCGGAGGTCGCCTTGCTGAGCATCAATCCGCCAGCGTCGTCCAGCGTGGACTCGGGATGATGCTCACGCATCAGGCCCCAAAGAACTTTACCTATCAGGTTCAGTGGAGCTCTTCCCCCGAGCACTGCCGGCAGGATGTCATCCATGCCCTGCTCGGCCAGCCCCTCGATCGCGGTCAGAGCGCGGAAGTTGATGGCGAGCCGCAAAGACCCGCCATCAAGAGCAACCGTTTCCTCCTCGTAAAAGGTCGGAAACATCAGACCGTCGCGTAGCTCGGGGAGCCGGTGAAGCGAACCGTCAGGGTCGCCGTCTTGCGATCGTCGATCGGATCATTCGGCACCCAGCCCTTCACGACGCAGTTGCCGGTGATCTCCTGATTCGAGCCGCTGGAAATCGGCAGGACGATCTTGAACGCGCGCACAACCCGATCGGCAATCGCCGCGCGGATCAGAACGTCAGTCGCATTGCCGGGGATGAAGTTGAACTCGAAATCGCCCGATCCATAATCGACCAGGCCAGAGATAAACTCGCGGGCAGTCGAAGCCATGTGCGTGGCCTCAACGTCGTCAATCTGCGGGTTGGGCGGCGTAACCGAAAGAAGCTCATCGAGCTGGGTCAGGACGGCGCTGGCGTTCGCAAGCCAGAACTGCGAACCCAGCCCAATGGTCACATTGGTGGACATCTAAAAGGCTCCATTTGAAGGAAGCGCCGCTTCACAGCGGGGCGGCTCGACTTGCCCAAGGCCGGACTAAGGCTATCCCGATCAGGGAATTGTGTGCAGGAGGTTTCCACGCACCATGACGCGGTAAACCAGGCCGTTGTCGGTATCTTCGACCGAGGAATTGGCGGCGAGAAACGCGCCAAGGAAGGCGACTCCACCGCTAGTCAGCGGCGGCTGCAGTTCCGTAATCACCGCCTCCGCCAGATTGTGCGCGTCGGAGGCGTTCGCGGCCCAGCAATCGGCCTGAATGATTGTGTTTCGCGTCGCCTGCGGACCGCCCATGTGCTGATCGCGATTGTCGAACATCGAAAGCGTAACTGAGGGCAGCGGCTTGCCTTGCGGGCGCGCATCCCAGTCAACCCGCGTTCCGACCATCCCGGTAATCGTCGAATTGTTCAGCAGGCGCGAACGGAGGGCTTGCTGCATCATAGCTTGCCCTTCTTTCTCAGCCTCGCGGCCGATTTTTCTATTTCAGCGCCAAGCGTCGTCGAGATGATCTGCAGCGCTTGGTTCTTCGTAGCGGCCCATGCGTGGTCAAACCACATCTGCGGCGCGTCCTTGAACGTCCCGAAGTTTGTAAACATGCCCCTGGAAAGCGCGGTGCCGATGTAGATCTCAGAGAACGATTTGCCAGCTCGTCGGGCGTCCCGCGCTTGACTCTTCGTCAGTTTGGTCCCGACATGAATGTCCGTTTCCAGGTCGCCCGTTTCCTTCGGCGCATTGTCCTTAGCCGCCGCCGCGACCGGCTCCGCAGCGGGCTTGAGAACACGCTTCAGGGCATTTCGGGCGGTGGCCTTCGGCAGCTCTGCGAGCGCCGCATCCAGTTCTTTCAAACCGGAAATGCTAACCTGCGTCATCGGCTGCCGCGATGGTCTCTACAAGCATCCAGCCCCGTCGCGGGCTGCTCACGTTGATGATGTTCCGAGGAACGCCATCCAGCACGCGATCCTTTGCGTTCAGGTCGGCCCAGCTTGAGTCCTCACGGATTTCATAGTTGGCCTTGCCGAAAGCTTCAGTTTGGGCGGCTGCGGCCCGCTCCGCTCCCGTCAGGGGAATGAAGCGAGCCCATACAGTGGCAAGCGTGCCGAACGCGCCGGGTTGGGTGGAAAAGCCATTATCGCTTTCCGCGCCCTGACGCTGAAGCGTCACCCGGCGATCGAGCTTGCCCGCGTCCATTTAGAGCGCCACGCCAGCCTCAAGGAAGCCTAGTTTCAGGACGGTCGTTGACGTTGCTATGCCGAGCGCAACCGGATAATCGCCGGTGGCGTTGTCAGCCACAGGACGGATACCGCCCGCGGTTCCCGACAGGTAGTAAACGACGCCAGCCGTAAGGGTTGCGCCAATCGTGATCGAGCCACCGATGCCGCGCTGAACGGCAAGAGGCTGGTTGGCAAGGGCGCCGTGGAGCGCGATACCATAGGGCGAGCGGACGGCTGCGGTCGCGCTGTTACAGTCGGCAAGCTTAAACTTGTTATCCGAGCTGTCGAGGTAAACCACCTGGCCGGCGGTAATCGTCGCGCCAGCGGTGCCCTCAACGACAGTTGCGCCTGAACCGGCGGCGACATTCGCCACCGTAATCGAAAGATCGGCCATTTAAATTATCCCTGCGTTAGAAGCGGCGAGCATTCGCCAGAAGATTGGTTGCGGCCTCGGGAAGTGACGAGCTTGAGCGGTCGTCATACCAAGCCGCTAGGGTGACCAGGATTGCCTGCTTCACCATCTCAGACGCCGAAGACGCGCCAGCTACGGCGGTCACGGTGATGGCATCAGAAGCAGAGCGAAGTGCGGGCCAGCTTTGATTGACCTTGAGCCTAATGCTGGGATCAAGACCGACCAAAACGGCCTCGTAAATGGATGTCGAAAGCGTCTGCGAATTGCCGTCAGGATCGAGATAAGTGATCCCTGAAATTGAGGCGATCGGCGCCACGGGAAGATCGATGAAGTCGCAGAAGGATGAGCAACGCAGCACAACAGTCTGCGTAATCAGCTTCGTCCCGGTATATTGCTCGACCAGGATGCGCGCGGCCTTGATCGCCCGCGTGATCCATGTGTCGCTGTCCGTGCCGTCGATACGGGCCTGCTCCTTCACCTCGGCAGAGGTCAGGGGCTCGGAAGTGGGGTCAGCGGAAACCGTGACGGGAAGCCAGCTCATCGTGTCTCCCTCGGCCTTTTCACCGCGCGTTCGATCTTCGGCTTGGCAGGGACGGCGAAGCCCGCTTCGATAAGGCGAATTGCCTCAGCGTCAGCGAACTCCGCCTCATCCCCCGGATTGAGCATAAGGCGCGCCCCAGCGAGGCACACCTCCATCCTCACCCGCACAGCTAGGCTTCCGCCTTCTGCACTGCGAAGTTGATGACCAACACGTTGTCGCCGGCGTTGGCGGCGTGAAGATTGGTCAGCGTGATCTGGAACGAACCGGCGGCAACCGCAGTCACCGCAGGGATAAACGTGCCAGCCGACGTGTGCGTCTTGATGCAGACGTTCACAACGTCAGTCGCCGCGACCTTATTACAGTTGACCGTGAACTGCGCCTCGGCGCCGGCCGCGACAGTCTGCGAGACGGTCGTGATAACACCAGAGTATGCGTTGCAAGTCACAGCGGTGGAAATGTTGGTAGCCTGCGTTACCGCAGTCTGCCCTTGAACGACCAGAACGCCATCGCCATTGCGATAGGCGCTCGTGTTGTATGAACCAGCCATGTTGGCCTCTCCAAAAAGTAGGGGAGAGCCGAAGCCCTCCCCGGATTGAGGTTAAGCCAGCTTGAGGTGCTTGATGGCGCTGGACTGGATCAGATCGCCGTCGAGGCGGACGATGCCGGCGAGGCCAATGTTCGGCCAGTAGTATTCGCGCCGCACGCCGATCATCGGAGCGCCGACCTTGCGGACGTAATACTTGCTGAAGTCACCGAACAGGATCAGCTTCTGGCCCGTGGTGAAGGCCGAGCTCATCGCCTGGTTCACCGAGTAGGGCTGACCGAGCAGCGAGCCGGGGGCGCCCGAACGAATGTCGCCCATCGACCAGATATACTGGCCGTTGCCGTCCTTCAGCTTGCGAACCGCAGCGAGCACCGAATCGTGCAGCATGAAGCGGCACTTCGGCGAAGCGCGGTAGGCCGGATCGACCGAGTGAAGCAGGTCGATAACTTCGTCCGCAGTGAAGGCCGAGGTCGAAGCCGCCGTCTTACCGGCCGCAGAGGCCACAACGACGCCGTTCGGATCGCCCGTGCCGTCACCCGTGGTCAGCTCGACGTTGACGCGGCGGGCAAGACGCTCGCCGAGCAATTCGCCGATGAACTGCTCGATGTCGATATTGCTGTCCTGAAGCAGCTCCATCGAGACCTGGATCCACTTGGTGTCGTAATCAAACGCATTCAGCGTCATCTTCGCGAAGGTCACGTCGGCGCTGGCGTCGTCCGTCATGGCCGAGCCTTCCGTGTGCTGCACAACGGCAACAGCGGTGTCGTCAACGGTCGGGAAGTCGATCGCGTTGCCCGAAGCGGTGTTCAGGACGGTGCAAATCGCTTCGTCATACATCGGCCCCCACATCTTCAGGGTCTTATCGACCTGAGCCGCAAGGTCGGTCGGGACGGTGTAACCGCCTGCCGCCGCCGTGGTGGACTGGGCACGGAACTCGGCGACACCAGCCTTCAGTGCCGCACGATGCTCGTCCGAAAGGGCCTGCGGGTCGAAGCCAGCACGGGCGAGCGCAACGAACGCATCGCGATATTCCGGCTTCTTGAGGTCTTCGGTGCCACGAGCTTCGGCGCCCTGGTCGGGGCGGTTACTCTCGCGGGCGCGCTTCTCGGCTGCTTCACGCTCGGCTTCGAAGGCCGCAACGCGGGTTTCGCGAGCGATCGTCGCGTCGAGCTTGTCGAGCTCGCCCATGATCGTGTCGTGGCGCTGCTCCAGCTCCGCTGCGCGGGCTTCGTCGGTGTTGGCCTTGATTTCGTCGAGAGCCGAACGGGCCTCGGTGACAAGCTGACCGCGCTTGTCATGCATCTCATTGAGATTCATGGAAGAAAACTCCATCTAAGGGAAAGCGCCGTCGTCTCGACGGTGCAGAATGCCTTTCCGAAGGGCTGTTGCGGCTCGGCTTGCGCCGGGATTATTCGGGCTTGATGCCCCGAAACTTTTGCTCTGACTCCGCCTTGCGGGCAGCGATGCGGGCGCGGGCTGCGGAAGCGTTGCGCTCGGCAATCTCCCGCTTGCTGCGTTCGTCGTTAAGCGAGCGAAGGGCCAGCTCAGTGTCCTCGTATGCGGGGAACGCAACCGCGCTCACCTCGAACAGATCAACCTTGTGAATCGTGCGGGTCGGCGGGTTTGAGCTTTCGTCCCATTCGTCGTGAGTGACGCGAAAGCCGAAGCTCATTCCAGAAATATCGCCGCGCTCCAGGCTCACCGCCAAGTCGCGGCCATCGGAAGTGTCAGGCAAGTCGATTTCAGCCGCCAGCCCCTTGGGGTCTTCCTTCAGGCGAAGCGTGCCGGCCGCCGTGCGCCCAATCACCCGGCCGCTGTCGTGGTCGATCAATGCACGGATGTCGCCCTTGAGCGTTTCCGCGAAAGCGCCGGGCGCGATGATCTCGCGAAACATGCCGCCAATGTCGGCGGCGGAATTGAACAGGGCTGCGTAGCCCGCAATCGTCTTGCCCTTGTCGCCCGCCCGAATTTCCGGCGTGGCAACAAGCGCCCTACGCTCCATTGTCATTATTTCCCCCATCGGGCAGGCCCGGTTCAGGCTGCGTTCCCAGCGGGACCGTCGCCCCTTGAATTAGAAGCTCGTCGCCATCTGGCAGCGCGGGCAGGTTCTCTAGCGCGCGGACCTCATTCGGCGTGCGGATGGCGTTCTGGACGGCCTGGCTGTGGCCGGTCATCCGCGCCTGGTAATCACCGCGCAGCAGCCCATCGAGATTATGCTCGACGTAGCGGCCGCCGTTGCGCTGACCGAACAGTTTCAGGTTGCACTCTTCCTCAAAGGCCTGTGACCATTGGCCGATCAGATGCTTGACGAAGAACAAGTCCTGCTGCTCGCTGTTCGAGAAGGTCGCGTTCGTCAGATCCTGAAGGAACACGGGCGGAATGTTGAACAGCCGCGCAATCTGCTCCACCACAAAGCGGTGAGCATCGGTCATTTGTCCCTTCTCAGGGTCGAAGCCGATCGGCGTTAGCTTGTAGCTCGGCGGAATGCCGAAGATCGGCGTGTCCGCTTGCCGCGCCGCGTCGATCGCCCGCTGAACATCCGCCATCGCCCGCTTCATCGCCTCGGGGCCGGCGGGCATTGGCCCCTCCAGCGCGAGGGGTGGAACGCCGCCGCCAGCGAAGAACTTGGCGCCGTATTCGTTCATCGCCAGCGCGAGCTGGATAACCTTCGCGCCCTTCGTGATCGGGCTGTAATGGCAGAGACCGTCCGCCTTCAGCATGAAGGGAACGTCGATTATCTCGTTGGCCTGATAGGTCTTTGATCCGACTTCGTAAGTCGTCACGCCCAGCGGCGTGCGGCGAATCTGGACCTTGCACGGGTCGATCGGCCACAGTGCCACGATATTCGAGCCGGAGCGCTCGATGTAGAGCAGCCCACGTCCGCCAGTGAACACTTGCTGCCAGAAATGCTGGCGGAGCTTGAAACTCGTCCACTCCGGGTTGGGGGCTTCGTGAATGAGCGTTTCGAGCCCGCCGTCGATCTTGACCGGCCCATCTTGCGTATTGCGGTAGGAATGGAGCGGCAGAGCGGCGAGCGTGCGAGACAGGAAGGACACCGCAGCCCACACCGCCGGGACGGTCAGCGCGGATTCGATCGAAACTGACGGCAGCGAGATACTGCCGAGACCGAGAACCTGGAACACATTCGCTCCAGGCCGCTCAATACTGTCGCCGGTCAGGCTCGTAATCATCCTCTGTTCAAGGCCGAGCGCCTTACGCAGCGACCACGCCATTAAGCGTTCACCAGCGAAAAGTTCGGGTCATCCCATGGCGAGACGGGGACTAGCTCCTGCATCATCGCCTCAACCCCTTCCGCCATTGCCAAGGCAACGAGACCGTCGATGCGGCCCGGCGCTTTCGCTTTGTCCAATTTCCTGTTTCCGGCCGGATCGCTCACCGCGACCGCGTTAGCCGCGCACATCGCCAGAACCGGATGCCCGCCGTGGCGGACGCATTCCTTGAGCAAGTCAGCCTCAAGCGCATCAAGCGCTGGCGACATGCTCATGTAACCTTGCCCAAACGCCTCCAGCGGAAGGTCTACACCTTGCCGCGCTAGAGCGGATTGCATCCGATCCATCCGCCAGCGGTCGAAGCCTATTTTGGCGATGCTCAAGCCCGAACAAATCTCGCCGATGTCGCGAGCAACGAAGTCATAGTCGATGACCTTACCGGGTGTCGTGCGAAGCAGGCCGTCCCTGACCCAGACATCGTAAGGCGCTTTGTCGCGGCGGGTTGCTTCGGCAACGCTATCGAGCGGCATCCAGAAGAATGGTCTAACGTGAACCATGCCGTCTTTGCGACATGTGAGAACAAGCGCTGTAAGGTCGGTCGTTGCCGAGAGGTCGAGACCACCATAGACAACCCCGTCCAGCTCCTCGGCTGGCCCGTTGCCCGCCTTCCATACGGAGGCCGAGACGAACGCCGCCGCCATGTTGACGCGCTGGTTGAGGTAGAGGACGCGAAAGGCGTTCTCCGCACTCGGCATTCGCTTAGCCTTCTCGGCCTTATCTGCAATGTCTGCCTTCGAGCGGAACAGCCCCATCGCTGGGTTCGCCGCAGCCCACGCCGCCTCGTCGTCGAGCTCGCATTCAACTGGCGCGGTGTAGAGGTGGCAGACAATCGAAGGGTCGCCAGCGCGCTGGGCATCGTCGATCATTATGCTTAGCAGGTCGGCATCCGTTGGCGCCTGCGTCGAAATAACAATAAGCAGCGGCTCTTTGTAAGCGCCCTGCGAAGTCACAATCGCGTCGATGAACGGATCTGACGGGCCTTTGACCTGCCCGACTTCATCCAAGATCGCCACGATCGGCGAGCCACCGTGAGCCGTTGCGCCCTCTGCGGCCAGCGCCTCGTATTCCACATTCATCGGAAGCCCGATCAGCTTCTTTGAGCTGGGCACCGGCTTGACGATTGGCCTCAGCGTGTCGCTCAGTGCGACGCACTTAGCCGCGTAGTTGTAAACCTCGCCCGCCTGCTTTCGCGATTGGGCACCGGAGCTGATCCGGCTATTTAGCTTCGCTTCCGGCCCGACGATGTGAACGATCGCAATGAAGGCAATCGTCGCGGTCTTTGCGTTTTTTCTCGCCTTCGACAAAATCGCCGTTCGGGTGTGGACCTCGTTGTCATAGACGGAGTAGAAAAAATCCTCCTGAAAGCCCGCCAGCTTGACCCGCTGGCCGACCAGGTCGCCCTCGGGAACGCGGCAGTGGACTTCCACGAACCGCATGTTCTTTTCGGCCCGCGTCAACTCCGCCGTTGGCAGCGATCGCCATTCGCGGCGCTTCGGGATTGGCCCCGAAATGAACGGGCTAATGGGCGGTTGGGCGGGCAATGAGGTCGTCGCTTGCGCTAACCCCATTCTCTAATTCCTTGCCAGTGTCGCGCCGTTGTGCGTCATTCCGAGAGTCACCGCTTCGCGCGCGGGCGTGAAGGGCGAGGGAGCGGCGCAGGCTCAAAATGTCACCCGTAAGCGACTTGACTGCGCGGGCACGCGGATTCTCAACGCTGGTGCCGTTCTCTCTTACCGAGATGTAGCCCTCGTTACGAAGGCTCACTTGCTCCCTCGCCAAATCTGCCATCGTTCGAGCCAGCATTGCGGCCAGCTCAAGCTGATGGTCGGTCCACTCGGCCCGTGCGAACTCCGCGACGACATTGCGCCAGTGCGGCAGGTCGCATTCGTCGAGAACCATGTGCGCCGGCGGGACAATCTCCCGGCCAGCAGCCTGGATAATCCTGACCGCCTCGGACGGGCTCGTAATCGGAGACCGCTTGCTCATGGCTCACCTGACGAAATCGGGTTTAGATGTTTTTTTCGACTACGCGCCGCTCTAGAAATCAGCGACGTTTAGAGATTTGACCCGCCCCTCCCCGGTGCGTTCCGCAGGACGTATCGCCCATTGTAACCATCCTGAGAGATGCCGCCGATCGCGAGGCCGTCGTTATTGAAGTGCCACGTCCCGCCGCCAATGGTGTCAGCCCACATGTTACGTGGTATCTTGACTGGCGTAGTGCTGGCCGTGCGCGCGTATTCGCGGTCTATAGCAACTTGAATGATGCGGCCTTGGCCCACCGCTTCGAGGGGCAGCGCCCAATCAATCATGAGCGCTTCGCACTCTTCGGCTGGGCGTGACCATGGATGCATTGATCCTTGTCGTGCATCTCTGCCTTGCAGACCTTGCAGCGCTCTAGCTTATCGGCCATCCATCCACTCCGATCCTTGGCTTGGCTTGTCCGCCTCGCTCTATTCGTTGCTTGTCGCTGTTATGGTGTGTCGAGCATAGCGACTGGAATGGGCCGGCCCAGAACTTAGCCTCGTCACCCTTATGCGGTTCGATGTGATCGCACACCGTTGCCTGGGTCACTCGCCCTTCACCCTTGCACATGCGGCATAGGGGCTCGATGCTTAGCTGATACGCCCTTAGCTTCTGCCAGCGCGCGGTCTTGTATAGCCTTACGTATTCGTGCGCCTTCATCCGCCCGCTAGATTCCAGCCCCAAAGGCTATCCGGATCTACGCTCAGCAGAATAACCGATGCTGTTCCGTCAATGCCCGACAGGCTGACTTGCGTGTCCAATATTCCATCGCCATTGAAGTCGCCCGCATGAACCGACAAATGGGCGCCCGAGAACGTGTCGAACTCCAGGCCATCGTGAAGCTGGCCGAAGTAGAGAATATCCGAGTAGCTGTGATTCACGTCGAACATGACGCGATCGTTGGCGGGATTGAATCCGCTGATCGTCCTTAGCCCGTCGCCGTGCAGGATGAACGTGTCCGCCGCGTCAGTGCCCGAAAGATCGGAGCTGACCGCAGCCGCCTTAGCCTTGCGTGCCATGATACCTCGCAAAATGTTTTCGCTAACGCATCACAGGCTGTCGCCAGCTCACTCTCGTCCACGGGTCAGCCACCAGCAGATTAGCGTTTCGCCGGTCGTGACAAGGATCGCGACAGTTAGTGCAGTCGCGACGAACTCGGCGCCCTTTAGTGCGATCCTACCAGCGGACATGGTCGCGGTCGTTCGCATAGCGATAGCGTTCGTCGAGGCTGGGCCGCGTCGCCGGGATTGCGGCATCGAACCAGCGATACCAGCAGCGAGTCCTTTGAGCCTCTGACCATTCGCTCGGCAGCCAGCCCGTCCAGTTAATCACCCGCCCGCCATCTCGGAGCGGGAGGAACCAGATCATTTTCGCATCAGCGCCCGGAACACCTTGGTCAATTCGTCCAGGTCTTTCTGGGCGATCGGCTCACCGTCATACTTAACGCCGCCGAACCTCTGGATCGACGTGTGGTAAATCACGGCTGCCAGTTGTCGTTGCTCTCCAGCGGTTCCGCTGTGCTTTGCCGCAGCCAGATAGGCCAGTGATCCGCCAATACCCGCGAGCTCGTCCGCGCACCGTCGCAAGGCTTCGGCGAGTTCGGACGCGATTTCGGGCACCGGATCATCCTTCGCGACGATCGCATGTTTGCGGGCTGTTGAACGCGGAGGCACGTTACCTCCTCAGATAAATCCGCCGGCGCAGTCTCGCCTCAACGTGCGACACAGCGCTTCCAATCGGTGTTTTGGGGACTGGCCGGCGGGCAGCGCCTATGTTGCTCGGTTTCCAGCGCTGAGATGATACAAAAAGGGCGGGGAGGCCTGAGCCTCACCCGCCGGGAGCGTCCTACTGTCCGGTTGGGCAATTATATACTTGACTTAGCAGGCGAGTGAGGGCACAAGTGGCTTCAAGAGGAAGCCATGAACATCAACATCACCGACCCGATCTTCCACGACGAAGCAAAAGCCGTAGAGCATATCGCCGACTCCAGGTGGCCGGACGGCGTTGACTGTCCGCATTGTGGCAGCGGCCGCGTCATCATGATGGGCGGCAAGACACAGGCCGGTTACTGGCTTTGCAACGACTGCCGCGACAAGTTCACCGTTCGCACCGGAACGGTGATGGAGCGCAGCCACGTTCCCCTGCATAAATGGCTCCTCGCAACGCACCTCATGGCGGCGTCAAAGAAGGGCATGAGCGCGAAGCAGATCGAGCGCATGCTTGGCGTGACCTACAAAACCGCTTGGTTCCTCATGCACCGCATCCGTGAGGCGATGGACGAAGCGAACGGCACCGGCCCGCTCGGCGGCCCCGGCAAGGTCGTTGAGAGCGATGAAGCCTTCATCGGCGGCAAGCGCAATCGTCGCCTTGGCGGCAAAACCGCTCCGAAGAAAAAGGTTGTCTCCCTGATCGAGCGCGACGGTCGCGCCCGCTCATTCCACGTTGCCAATATCCACGCGAACAACGTCCGCGCTGCGCTGGTCACGAACATCGATCGCCGCTCGACCCTCATGACGGACGATGCCCGCTTCTATTGGGATATCGGCAAAGAGTTCGCGAAGCATGGCCGCGTTCTCCACGCTGGCCGTGAGTTCAGCCGTGGCGACGGCCACCATGCCAACACCGCCGAGAACTTCTTTTCCATCCTCAAGCGTGGCGTGATCGGCACCTACCACCATTGGTCGGCCGCCCACATTCACCGCTATCTCGCCGAGTTCGATCTGCGCTACTCGACCAAGGACAAGAGCGACGGCGAGCGCGCCGCAACCATCCTCAAGGGGATGGAAGGCCGCCGCCTTACCTATCGGCGGATTGGTCCGCTCGCCGCCTAATTACTTCCAAGCGCCGCCGCGGATCGGCGAGCGCCGCAAACGCTGGACGAGGTGATATGTTCACGCCTCGTTCCACGCGGAACATCATGAGAACTGTGATACAATAGAAAGCCCCGAGTCGTTGGTAGCGACCCGGGGCAAACTGGAACCGCCGAGCGGGGCGATCCGAGCGAAACTGTTGCCAAGAGAGATACGCTCTTGCCGGCAGACGGTCAACCTCCTCGGCCTTGATTAGAAGGCAAACGAACTATGGTTGATACCGTCCGTTGGACCGGAGTTTCCGGCTATGGCTATGACTACGAAGTGATCCAGTGGGGCACTCCGCTTGCGAACATTCCGGGCAACTACATTCTCTGCGGAGTCACGCCGGAGAACTACTGGAACCCGCTCTATATCGGCGAAGCCGAGGACTTGGGTAACCGGTGCTGCGGCGCGCACGAGAAATGGCCGGAAGCCACGCGCCTCGGAGCTATCCACATTCATGCCCACCGGCATGACAATAAGCAGTCCAGACTGGCCGAGGAAACCGACCTCCGGAAGGCGTTTACGACGCCCCTGAACGACCAGTAACGGCTGGCAAAGGCTCCGGCGCGGGGATGATCTCTCCGCGTCGGACCATGCCGTCATGGAAGGCTAACAGGCGATGGGTGACCAGCGCGTTGATCTCGTCCTCCGTCATCGTTTGGCCTTCCTCTTCCCCAGCGGCTCATGGGGCTTGTGGGGCGTGCTCAGCATGCGCTTCAATGCCGCCTCGCGCCGCTTCACCGTCTCCTCTTCGGAGTAGGTTTCGTCCTTGGAGTCAGTCATGGCGAACAGTCTCCTAATCCAGTTCGACAAACACCCCCGCCACAGGGATCTGATTGGCCGGATGATACTCGCATACGGCGAGCTTGAAATAGGCGTGATGGACCTTGTGGCCGCCACCATGGGCGGGGACACAAAAACCGCCGTGCGCGCCCTCTATCGACTACGGAGCGAGAGCAACCGCCTTGAGGTGGCGGACGCGCTGGTGACGCCCAAGCTGGCCGAACACAAACTGGATGGGGCCTGGAACGAAGCCTACGCGGCCATGAAAGACTGCAAGACCATCCGGAACAACTACGCACACGGGCAATGGGTCAACGACAAGGGCCAGCTCCGCTTCGGCGATCTCGACAAGGCGGCCCTAACGAAGGGGCCGAAGTGCGAGATCAAGTTGCGGCCGATCACAATGGGCGTGCTCAAGGAGCAGATGGCTTACTTCGAATATGCCGAGCATCAGATCATGTGGATTGGCGACCAATACCGGCTTGCAACTGACCAACAGAGGCGAGTCGTAAAGAAGGTGCCAAAGCCGAAAAAAGTACCCCCACCGAGACACGATAGTCGTGGAGAGGAATGCTCTCCCCGATAGAGTTGCCGAGGTAAGAAGCAGCCTCAAGCAGAGCCTCATCCATAACCTCTTGGGTTAACTGGCTTTCTTCCCGACTCACGCGCGCGCGATTCCCGCTAAGTTAAAGATATAATTGCCTCCGGTTGTGCCGGCTTCAGACGCAATTCCTATGCTCAAATTTTAACAAACGGTCGCATGGAAGTCAAGAACAAAATGCGTCCGCAACGAGAATATTGCGGAACGCGCGAAGTGTGCTACTTGTTCCCCGGATCTTTCTCAAGGTCGCGCACTAGCGCCATCGTCAAAATGCGCTCTGCCGCTGCATTATCCGGCCGTGACAGGTTCATCCTGACCCGCCATACTGCCTGCTTCGCGTTGTCGCGTAGAACGAACAGGCGGGAGCGCAGGGCGCGCTCATTGGCGGCTGCAGCAGCCATCGACCGCTCGTGCGTGGAACGAAGCATTAGCGGCCATCTCACGCCGCCCTCCGCTCAAATCTCGCCGGCAGGCCGCCATCGACCAGGATCAGCAACCCGCGAATGACCGCTGCCAGCAAGTCGTGGTCGTGGGCGTCCGGAAAACGACAGGGCTGCATCCACGCCGGAATCATCTTCTTTCGCTCCAGCAGGGCGTAGGCGATGTGCGACATGACCCACGGCGCGTCGTCCCTGCCATCTGGCCTCGATCCCACGACAGGATCGATCAGGAGGCTCAGCAGGGCAGATCGCTCAAGCCCGCGCAAATCCATGTCCGTTCGGTCGAACCGTTCGTCCCGCGACGTGTAGCGCGGTTCGGATCGCGATTTGTCCGTGCGTTCATAGGAACCAGTTTTGAACCCTTGGCCCCTCATCAGCGCGCAGTAGTGGTCCCGCCATTGGCGCCCGGCGTCACGGAGGTCTTGAGCATCGAATCCATGTCCGTCGAGAAGGCCAAGCGCATGAAGCTGACCAATACCGTCGCACACGTCCTGGTCGATCGATCCGCCGCGCCCTTCCGGGCCTTTCGTTGGCCGGACGAAGGCATAAAGCTCCCTCCTCTGTTGGACTCGTTCGCAAGGTGGAATGTTGGCGAGCAGGCGGTCGTTCTTGTCCCGTGGGCCGCTCCTGCGCGGTCGTCCTCGCTTAGCCATGCACCAATCCTTTCAGTTTACGCCACATGCGCTTCCACAGCCCCTCGGGATTCCGAGGCACTTGAAACTCGATCGCTTGAAGCGCCTCGAACGGGTTGGCCTTCACCGGGGCCATCTCGACACGCGCCAACGGGTTGCGGTCTTGCCGATTGCGGTTGCGGTGAACCTTCGCCTTACGCGGTGCGAGCCGCTTTGCGCCCATGTCCCGCAGCGTCTTGCGGACATCCTGAAGGTGGTTCAGCTCGCCGCGCCAGTCGCTCGGCGTAAGCGGGTAAATGACAAACCGCTCCGAACCATTGTAGCCAAGCACGAGGCGCTGATGGCGCTTCGTCTTTTCGCGGCGCAGGATGGCTGCTCCGGGCCATTGCGCGACCTCCGCATCAACGCGGGTTTCTGAGTAGCCGCTAGCCACGGGCATTCTCAGTGGGTTTCGCCTGCACGCCCAAAAGCTCGTCGAGCCACCGGATTTTAGCGTCCAGCTCCCCGCGCTGCTCGACGTAAGCCATCCTCTTTCCCTCGTAATAGGGGCGCTGTTCTTCGGTCATGCGGCCCTCCCGATAAATTGGGCCGGGGCCTCGCAAGTCTGATCGAACAGATACCAGCAGCAGTTGTCCTTCCCGGTGAAGGGCGAGTCCTCGATCCACTTCACCCGGCCAACCGAGACGATCTTGTGCAGCCACTTCATGTAGGGCGCGGATTGCTTGGTGTGCATCCAGTCGGCGTCGAACAGGAACCAGGTGGGCCCGACCGCGCTGAACCGCTCGATCAGCGGGTGGAGGATCGTGCGGTCCCACGGCGGGTTGGTGATCGTGACCGCGAACGGATCGAGTGGGCCGGTCCTGGCATCGGCCATGGAAATCCCATCGCGAAGCGGCTTGATATCGTAGGCGAGAACGCACTTGTGGCCGTGGCGGCGGAGGTGTTCGATCAATGCCCCACCGCCAGCACACGGCTCGATGAACCGCGTTTCCGGGCGAAGGTGCGCGAGCAGCGGAACCACTGCCGGATAGGGCGTCGGGTAGAAGTCGCGCGGGACTCGCCCGAATGACGACCGCTTTCCCATTACCGTCCCGCATCCACGAGCTGCCCGCCGCGCTTTTCAAGAAACCCGACACGCATCCCCATTTGCTTGAGCCATGACGGCATTCGCGAGATTTCATCGGGTGACAGAGGTCCGCGATCGACGCGCTCCGGGGGCGGCGGCAGGGGTTTTGAGTTGGCGTAACGAGCGCTTTCCGCTTTCCGCTTCCGCAGCTCGGCAACGGCGTCGGCGATTGCCGGGATGATCTGCATATGGCGCGTCACCTTGCGGCGAACCTCGTGGCTGACTTCTTGAACCTCCCCCGGCCGAATATCGGTTAGCGCGTCAACAGCCGATGCTAGCCAGTTGGTTTGCTGATCAGCCGTCATCGAAGATGGGGCAACCAAGGTGAAGATTTTGGCGATTTCAGCCAGCAGAGCCTCCGCCTCGTATTGCGGCCGCGACCCTAGCGAAGGCGGTTCCTGTCGGATTGGCGTCGGAAGGTTCATAACGGCTGTCCTCGGTCGGTTTGTAGATGCCCGCCCATCCGCTGGCGGCGGCGTGTTCGATCAATTTTGGCGGTGGGATACCGGTCTGCAGCGAGACGCGGGCCAGATCGTCCTGAAACTTCTTCCAAGCGGAGGGCGTGTTCCCGGCTCGTTTGCGACGCCGGTTGCTCAGCAGATCAGACCAGACTTGAGAAGAAACCCCAACCGGACAGGCCCACGGGCGCGGTGAGGAACCTTTAGGTTCCGAACTTATCTTCTTAACTTCTTCTCTTTCTTGTTCTGTGCCTTGCCCCTGCCTTGCCCCTGCCTCGTCCAGTGCCTCACGACCAACGCCGCGAGCCTGATATTCCTCGTATTTACAGATGGTTACGATTGCCACTCCTGCCTCACAGACAACCTCGACCATTGCCTCGGCCCTGAGGCGTTTCCACAAGCGCTCAACCCACGCCTTATCGCGGTCGAGAGCGCGGGCCATGTCGCGCTGCGACACCGCGAGTTGCCCGCGATTCAGGGACAGAATGCGCTCTTTGTAGCGGACACGGGTCGGCTGCCATGCGGCCTTTGCTACTAGCCACGCGAACGCCATCGCCTCAGCATCGTTGCGGAACGCCGGATGCTCGCTGATGAGCGATCGGTAGAGGCGAACGTAGCCGCTCATTCGCCAATCACCGCTTGGACAGCCAGCAGGGCCGTAACGGTCTCATGGTGCCGCTCCTCAATGCGCGTCTCGATCTCGCGCACCGCGTGAATCAATGTCGTGTGATCCTTGCCGCCGAAGTGGAAGGCGATGTCGAGATATGGCACCGCCAAGCGTTTACGGGCGACGTAAATAGCGACCTGGCGGGGCCGAGAGACGCGATAGGACTTGTCCGGCCCCATCAACTCGGTCACGGTGATATTGAAGTGCCGCGCGACAATTTCCTGAACCTGAATGATACGGGGATCGATCACTCGGTGCTTGACGAGGCCGTGAACCCGTCTCCTTATCGGTTTTGCTGCGACTACCTCGCGCGGCTTGAAGATCGGCTTGCCGGGCGGCGCGAAGCTGCCCCGCCCCTGGGCGCGCAAAATCGCGTCTCGGAGTCTTATGGATCCCTGGATAGCGCGATCGCGGTCGTTCCCCTGACGCATGAAGTCGCCAAGCGGCGCGGCGTTTTGATCCAGCCCCTTAGGCTCCAAATGGGCGGCAATCACTTCGCTGAATCCTCCGGCATGTGCTTGACCATTTCCGCCTCGACCTGGGCCTCTGAAAATCCGCCGTAAGTTGTGGCGATGTGGGCGGGACGAATGCGGTCGAGAGCGTTCATGCTCGCCATGAACTCGATGAACCTGATGGTGTGGGCGCGGCGGGCCTCGATCGGATAGGCGGTGCCGTGCGGGTTGCTGCGCTCAGGGGTGGCGTTGTTGCTCACTGGGCCATGTCCGCGAACTGCGGCAGACGCAGCATAACCAGCGTCTCCCCGCGATCCTGCTTGAGGATCAGAAAGTCATGGTCGCCTAGTGCATTGACGATCCAGTCGGGAAGCGACTTGCGGGACTTGCACTCGCCCTTGAGCCTCTGCCCCCAGCCCGTGGTTAGGCAAAGGTCGCCCTTCTCGCGGCCGGCGCCGGAAAGCGGGACGCGGTAGCATTCTAGACCGCGCTCCTGGAAATACAGGCGCGTCGAGTTTTCGAGCCTGTAGCCCTTCTGTGCTGGCGCTCTCCCCCCGGCCACGTCAGCTTATCCCAGCAAACGAGAGAACGTAGCGGGCAAACAGAACGATCAGGACGCACGCCCAAACCGTGACGGCCGATCCGGTTAGGAAGGCGAGAAAGAGGAGATACGCGGACGCAACACGCTTGAGGATCATGCCCCCAAACCCCTGCATTGCGCGCACGTTTCCCAATCGAGAACGCCGTGCTCGCAAGGGGCCATTCCCCGTATCCAGCTCTCGCGCTGCGCCGCCAGTTCCTCAGCCTCAAGCTTGGCGCGTTGCTCGGGCGGCATGGCATCTCGCTCAGCCTTAATACGGGCCATGATTGCTCGGATTTCGTCGCTCATGCGCGTAGCCTCACAACCTTACGGTCGAGCAGCGCTTGCTCACCGGGGCCAATGTCGCGGCCAGCTTCGCTTTCCGGATGGTGCGCCTGATCCTTCGTTGCGATGAAATCCCGGCAACCGGCGGAGAACTCGTCGTAATCAATGCCGGAAGGAACGCGGACAACCGCGAATCCCTCGGGGCAGAGAAGGTTGAGCAAGTCGTCGGGAATGGCGCCGCACAGGCTGTAAACGGCACCTACCGGCATCTCGCACGGCTTGCGCTCAACGCTTCCGTTTTCGTTGCCAGGGAAGTATGAGCAGAGCGTCGAATACGGGATGCCGCTGTCGAAGCTGACGGCCTTGAGGCTGATGCCCCGGCGGTCGAGTTCGCGGCGGATCGCGCGTTGTCGGTCGCGCATGATATTGGATGCGTCACGCATGATGTTGCGCCTCCGTTCCGTTAGTTGCTGCGTCATGGAAATCGTCAGGAACCGCAGGCCACTCGCTGTTGGCCCAATCGTCGCCAGATTGTTCCCTGAGCTTCTGCGCGAGTTCGGGAGCGACGATACGCACCCACACTCGACCGATGAGGAAAGCGAATGTGATCGCGCCAGTGGCGATTACGAGGCCAGTGATGATCTGATCCCCCGCCACGGCTATGTTTCCGCCGTCAAAGGAATGCGGAGCGAGTCAGGGGTTGCTCGCTCCGCTGCGGCGCGGGAGTTGTGCGCCGACATTATGCTGTCAGTCTAAGCGGCTTCCGGGGGAAGTCGCTCGTGGACAAGGGGATGCTCTTCTCGACCGCTAGTCTCAGCAGCGCAGATTGGCGCCACGTGGGGATGCTGTTCTTCAGCCCCCACGAACTCACCGTGGTAAAGGGCAGCCCCAGATCGCGGGCCACTTGCATTACTCCGCCCAGGCGCTGAATGATGTCTGCGGCAGTCATGGTGCGTCCCTACGCTGATCGTAGGGTTACGTCAAGCGGCTTTACGAAGTCCGTTGTTTACGCGAGTTACGGTCTTCGGCAACCCGGAGCGGTGCTCGATACTCAAACACTGCTGGCCAGGCTGGCCGACAAGAAGATTCGGAACGCGGACATCGCGCGGGCGCTAGGCTTGCCCGACTCACGCATACCCGAAATCAAAGATGGCCGTCGGGCTCTGAAACTTGATGAGGCGGCAAAGCTAGTCCGAGCCTTCCAACTGGAAGAAGATGCGCCGCCTCTGCCGACCCCAATAATACGACTGGTTGTGCGCTATATTGCGGACGAGCTGGGCGCTCGGCCTCAAGAGCAGCGCCTTGAAGACTTGTCAGAAGACGTGAGAGCATTCGCTGCGTTCGTTGCGAATCCGAAGGTCCGGCGATCGATTGAAGCAGCAGAGGGATTTTTTGAGGCTCTTCGCCTTCGCAAACCGACAGATAGAGGAGTTCGGTCAGAAACCGATCCCGATCACGCCCACTAAACTGTTCTCGTTTCGTTCTCACGCTAGCCACCCCGCTACTCGCCCTTCGAGCGAAGGGCAAGGGTCGGCCACAATTCGGCCAATCGCTAGATGACGTGAAGATGGTTAATGGGACCTTACTGCTTTGTCATGATTTCACTCCTACGATTTTCGTTTGACAAGACGTTACGGTGGGCGTAGTAACTGCCCCACGGCACACAGCCGACAGGAGCAGATCAAGTGGCGAACGAGCAATATCCGATCAAGAATCGCTGGTCCGGCGAAGTTATGTTCACCGCCGAGATCACTTGTTCTCCGGATGCTCTGCCAAGCGTGAAACTAGGGCTGGCCGTAAAGGCTGCTCTTAAAGCGCGTGCCGACCTCGCGGGTGCCAACCTCGCGGGTGCCGACCTCGCGGATGCCAACCTCGCGGGTGCCGACCTCGCGGGTGCCTACCTCGCGCGTGCCAACCTCGCGGGTGCCTACCTCGCGCGTGCCAACCTCGCGCGTGCCAACCTCGCGGGTGCCGACCTCGCGGGT